GTTCAGACGTGTGCTCTTCCGATCTATGCGACAATGGACGATCTCAACGCGTTGCGCGACGAGCTTATGCGCAAGGGCAAAGGGGGCAAGGCCGATGACAAATAACCCGGTACAGATGCTGCAGGGACTTATGGCCTCGCCCGCGGGGCAGATCTTCGCCGCGTTCCGGCGCGGCGGAAACCCGGTGCAGCTTATGCAGCAGATGGCGGGCGGCAGCCCGCAGATTGCACAGGCGCTGCAAATTATCAACGGCAAAAGCCCGCAACAGCTGCAGCAGATAGCCACCAACATGGCGCGGGAGCGCGGGCTTGACGTCTCCCAGATAATGCAGGGGCTCGGCCTCGGCCGCTGATACCCCCCTCTCAGTTTTGCGCGGATCTTGATAAAAACCGCCCCCGAGTATGCAGCGGGGAGCGCGCCCCCGTGCAAATATTTTGAGAGGAGCACACATTATGGACGATTTTGCAACCGGCTACATGGCCGGACAGGACAGCGGAGGTAACTCCGGAGGTTTTTTCGGCAACGAGGGACTCTGGGCGGTTATCATCCTCGCCATCATCTTTGGATGGGGCTGGGGTGGCAACCGCAACGGGCAGGGAGGTGACGGCATGAGCGCTCTGCCTTACATCATGTCCGCCGGCGGCCTCGGCGGTGCTGATACTCGCGCAGCTGTCGCCGACGGCTTCGCGCTTAACGGCCTTGAGAGCAGCATCCGCGGCGTGCAGGATGGCCTTTGCGACGGCTTTTACGCCGTCAACACAAGCCTCCTGCAGGGCTTCGGCAACGCCAACACCGCGATGCTGCAGGGCTTTAACGGCGTGCAGTCTCAGATGGCGGCGCTCGCCGCACAGCAGCAGAGCTGCTGCTGCGAGACTCAGCGTCAGCTTGAGCGAGGCTTTTGCGACATCAACTACAACCTCGCAACGCAGGCGTGCGAGGTTAAGCAGACCATCAACGGCGCCGCCCGCGACCTGCTTGACAACAGCAACGCCAACACCCGCGCGATTCTTGATTTTCTCACGCAGGACAAGATCGCAAGCCTGCAGGCCGAGAACCAGACCCTTAAATTTGCCGCATCTCAGGCGCAGCAGAACGCCTACATTGCGGCAAATCAGGAGGCTCAGACCGCGGAGTTGCTGCGCAAGCTCACTCCGGCTGTCCCCGTGCCCGCGTACACCGTGCCGGCACCTTATCCCTACTGCGTCGGCAGCATGCCCGGCTACGGCTGTGCAGGCTGCGCGGCATAACACATCGGGGCGGCGGCAGCTGCCGCCGCCCCTGAAAGGAGAGCAAAAATGGCTTGTAAAGCAAACTGCCGCCTCTGCCGGCGGCTGATAATCTCCCAGAGCGTCACCTTTGCAGACGGCACCCTCACCGTCAACATCCCAGCGGGGGCATATGAGGCGGGCTGCAAGTACTGCCTTGTCATCGCGCAGAGCATCCCGCCCGCCGCGACGATAGCCGCGCCGGTGGTTATCACCATTGGCACCGGCACCCAGACCTATCCGCTGACCACCGCCAACTGCGCGCAGGTCACTGCGTGCGGCATACGCACAAGGCATCGGTATAGCACTGTGGTGTGCACAAACGCTACCGGCGGAGCCTTTAGGATGCTCGGCCGTCCGGCCTGCTCGCCGGACTACAGCCGCGCCGCGATTGACGGCACAGCACCGACGGAAGGGGGCGCGACGGCATGAAAAGAGCTGCAAAGTATATGCTGATGCACAACGGCCGCGAGCATGACGAGCGCGACCGTGACCGCGACTATCGCCGCGATGAGCGTGAGCACAACGGCCGCCGCGCAGAGTATCGCGGCAACGTCGACTTTGCGATGACGTCCGGTCGCCCGCGCCGCGAAGAGCGCAGAGAGTGGGACGACGAGTACGGCGAGGTGCCGGAGCTTACGCCCGAGCGCGCGAAGCGCTGGACAAAGTCGATGCAAAACGCCGACGGCAGCGCGGGCGCGCACTGGACGCAGGAGCAGACCACGCAGGTGATGACGCAGCGCGGGTATCACTACGACCCGGCCACATGGCACGCGATAATGTGTGCGATGTACTCCGATTTTTGCGAGGTCGCGAAAAAGTACGGTCTCGGCGGCAACGCCGAGTTTTACGCGGACATGGCGCACGCTTGGCTCGACGACAAGGACGCCGTCGAGGACAAGGCCGCGGTGTACTACTGCTATGTAGTACAGCATTAATCCCCCGCCAAAAAAAGAAGAGACCGCAGACTACGATCTGCGGTCTCTTTGCCTTGGTCGTGCTATGTAAAACAGCAACAGCCCAGCTGGGGTGACGATGTTATAATAATTCGTGGTGCCGGTGGCCGGACACCCAGAATTATTATAACTTGGGGAAACCTCAGACGGGGTGATGGGGACGCCGTCCTCGGCAAAATCAAAATCGCCGTTAGGGTCGGCGTCGAGCAGCGTCCAGATGGCAATCTCGTCCTTGCCGACCTCAACGCGGACGACGATGCTTAGCACGGCAGCGTCGTCCTGCATGGCGAGCGCGAGCAGCTCGCGCAGATGCGGCTCGTCGATTTCGGCGCCGGAGACCTGAGCGCGGAGCTGCTGCATATCGTGCGCTATCTTCGCGCGCTCCGCCTCGAGGGCGTTGACCTTTGCCGCGAGGGTCGGGCTGTGCAGCCCGCCGAGCACGGCGTTAACCGCCGCATCGAGCTGCTTTGCTATCTCACGGTCGCGCTTTTGCAGCTCACAAAGCCGCTGCACAGCGGAGCCGCTTAGCTTGCTGCGCTCCTCGCGCAAAATCCGGATAAGCCCCTCAACGCTCTCCGGCTGGCCGAGCCGCTGCCGGACTGCATCGGCCACAAGCGCCTCAAGCCCGCCGACGGGGATGGGAGAGTTATCGCACAGCCCTTTACGATGCTTCGCCGCGCAGGCGTAGTAAAAATATTTCTTTCCGCCGCGGTTTGAAGCTGTGACGACCATTGCACTTTTGCACTCACGGCAAAACACTTTACCCTTGAGCGGGTACTCTCTGGCGCTGGCCGGACGCCCTACCGCTTCCCTTTTATTTTCTTTCATCTTTGCCTGTACCTTATCCCATGTTTCCCGATCTACAATGGCGGGGAGCGCGCCCTCAATCATGATCTGGTTATCTGCGACGGCGTGGCTGTTGCGCGAGCCGTCCGGCCGCTTCTCGACTTTGCCATACACGAGATCACCGACATACTTCGGATTTTTGAGCATGTCGTGCAAACTATTCGTGCCAAACTCGCCGCCGGTCTTTGTGTGCCGCCCCTCGGCGTTGAGCTGGCGGATTATCTCCCGATAAGTCCACCCGGCGGCATACCGCCCGAAAATCAGCCGCACGGTTTCCGCTTCGGCCTCGTCAATGACGAGCCGCTTACCCTCAACCCGGAAACCAAGCGGCGGTGTGCCGCCCGTGTGCAGCCCCTGTCGCGCCATAAAGCGCATTTTCTCGACGACCTTCTGCCGCGTCTGCAAGACCCACATTTGATTAAACAGCGCCATGCTGCCTTCCGTCAAAAAGTTTGCCGGGTCCCGGAGATCCCCGCCTATCATAGGCTGCGTCACAGACACAACATCGACGCCAAGGCGAGCGAGCTGATCGCGAAAATCAAACCACGCGGTGAGCTTGCGAAACATGCGGGACTGGTCGTATATTACCACGGTATCGGCTCCGCCATGCTCAAGCTGCCACATCATGCGGGCATACTGCGGGCGGGTGTCTTTCATGCCGCTTGTGGCCTCATCTGCAAAAACATCAAGCACCGGCAGGCTGCGCTCATCACACCATTTGCGGCAGGCCGAGACCTGCACCTCTATGCTGTCCTCGTTTTGCCTGTCCGTGGAGTAGCGCGCAAGGATATATGCGCCATGCATCAAAACCACCTCACAAAAAACCCGTTTGCGGCTATAGTAACCGCAAACGGGTTTTTTGTCAAGGGCTGGGAGCTTTTGAACTCCTCAGCCACTCCCGCCTCCTAACTCAACGGCTACCGGCAGAAGGCCGAGTAACTGCTGAAACATCATTCTCGTGCTGAGCGGGCAAGAGCGCGAACCGGTCAGCCAAGCCTCGACGGTCTTGACCGAGACTAAGAACCGCGCGGCGAACGCGGCCTGCGTCAGGCCGCTGTACGCGATGATATCGCGCACGGGGCGATGCACCGCGTCCCAGATCAGACGCAGAGTCTCCAGCCGCTTCTGCGACGCGAGCTTTTCGCCCGCGTCCGCGCCCCAGATGGTAGACATGGCGCAGTCGCTGATAAACGCCTCGGCCGAGTCGTACTTACCGGCCTCGGCAACGAGCAAATTGTATTGTGTAACAGTCAAGGTCTCCGTCCTCCTTTTGTTTATGCCGCGGCGCAGAATGCGCGCCTCGGCGTTGTACTTGGCACTCAACCGCCGCAAAGCTTCGCGCTTGCATGCTGATGAGCAGTAGACGTCGGGGCCGTTGGTATCAAACACGGCACCGCAAAGTTTGCAGACTTTGTTGTTAGAGCGGTTGGCCTCTTTCGCGGCGATGCGCTCCTCAGTCATGTACTCGGCATTATACGCCCGCTTGTGCGCGCGAACGTTGCCGAGTACCGCAGCCTCGGCGCACTTTTTGCAGTAGCGCTGTCGGCCAGACTCAACAACATACTCGCTGCCGCAAGCCTCGCAGCGGTCGATGCTGCCGAGCTTGCGCTTGGCGCCGTTACGCTTAAAAGCTCGCTCTCGCGCACGGTTCGCGGCGGCCTGACACTCCGGACAGCGCTTAGATTTGGGATACCCCCAAAACGTCACGCCGCAATCAGAGCAGACGCGCTCGCGAAAAACGCCTTCTGCCCGCAGCTGAGCGGCGCAAGCCGGGCACATGTAAGCGCCCAGCTTGTCGGTATCAAAAAGGCCGCCGCAGCGTTTGCACTTTTTAGTCCTCGTCTAAATCTGCCTCCGTCCCGCGCCCGCGCGCACAAGATGCGCCGGGGTAAACTGTTATGTCACCGCAGCCCATTACATCAACGTGGCTGCTATCGTAGGCGCTGACCGAGCTGTCGTCCCACGCCTCAGCAGCGCTAAAGTTGTTTAACACGACGTGGGAAACGTCATGCGCCTCGACAAAGCTGCTATCATATGCGTCGGCGCGAGAATCATCGTATGCCTCGACAGTGCTGCGGACGTATGCGGTGACAACGCTGTCGTCGTACGAGACGACAGAAACATGGTCATACGCCTCGACTTGGCTGGCGTCATAGGCAGTGACGGAGCAACCGTCGTGTGCCTCAACAAAACTATTGCCGCTGGATATAATGTGGGCGTTGCCGTACACCTTGACGTGGCTGTCACCGCGTATCCGTATGTGGCAAAGGGACAAATTGCGAATGATCGCCGGGGCTGCCGCCGTGCCGAACTCTACGACGAGCTCCCCATTATAGTCCGCAGATATCGAGTCAAGCTCCGCTTGGTTAGCCAGTATTATAGCCATCTTTTAGTCCTCCTGTACTCTACGGTTCGTGCCCCTGCCGATTAATAGCAGGGGTTCTCTTTGCTCAGCTCCCACTCTTCGCCAAACTTGGCGGCGTGGGCGGCCTCGTACGTGCTGAAGAATTCCTGCTCGGTGCATGGGGCGAGCTCGCCGTTGAGCTCTTCGCAAAGCTCGTCATCCATAAGGGCAACTGCTGCGTCGTAGTCGATCTCGGTTCCGTTAATGTTGATAACTTTCATTTTAGTTTCTCCTTTTCTTTTTTTATTGCCAAATCAAGTCAAACTGATCGTACGCGGGGGAGCTGGTCTCGACGTTGTACCAATCGCCGTCATTGTAGCGGGCATCCATAAGAGCCTCACCGACCAGCCCCTCGGAATCGTCCGAAATCTCAAAGCGGACAGCCTTTCCGAGTTCGCGGGCAGCCGCGAGAGTGTGATGCCCGTCGTTTTGCATGGCATACTCAACACCGTCGATAATACCAACATAAGAGCACGGGATGACAACCTCGTCAACATCTGCGATGTTGAGCATTTTGGACTCTACTATATCCCAATCAATGTAATGCTGGCTGCTGATTATCGTCATTGCTGTGTCCTCCCGTATCTCTTACTGTGTCTATATTATACCCTACAATGTAGGGAATGTCAAGCCCTTTTTGCAAAAAAACAAAGAAAATATTAAAAAAATCCGGGAAGAACCCGGATTTTTTATGCGGCGGAAGGTGCGCCGAGCACTGCGGAAACGCAGCGGAAAAGCGCGGGGCGCTGCATTTCCGCTGCGCGTCAGACGCGGAGCGCGGAGAAAATCGCCGACGCGGTATCGGCGCCGGCGTGGCGCGCGGCCGTCTGATTGCCGAGCCAGAAAAAGCCCACATCGGGGTTAAACCGGTCGACCACCAGCGCGGCGATTATCGCCACAAACAGCAGCGTGATAACCACCACGAGCACAAGCAAGCGCCGCTCCGCGCTGCGCAGCCGCCGCTCGTACTGGGCGAGCTGCTCCCGCGCGAGACTCAGCACGTCTCCGCTGCTGTCCTGCATCATCGCCGACATATCGTCCAGCAGCTCGCGCTGCTGTTCTGTAATCGCCTGATACGCCGCGCGCTCGCAGCTGCCCACCTCCGGCGCGCCGCCCTCCGCGAGCAGCACGTCCGCGATCGGCTGCACCGTATCGCAGACGCGAAAGCTCCAATCCTCGGAGCCGTCGGCAAAGACGCGCTTGACGGTGGACAGCGAGACGCTGCTCCCGGCCTCGGCCACCATCGCACAGATCCGGCCACAGCTAAGCCCGCGCGCGGCCTTGACGCGCTTTAGACGCAGGATGATGTCCCGCGTCTGCGTGTCCGTAGTCTCCATACTATCTCCCCCTTTTATTTTCGTCGGCCACTCCCCGGCCGATAAAGTCCTCCCTTTGCCGATATAGTCCTTGCGTCGGCCACGCCGCCCGCCTATGCTGATGCCAGAGGCGGCGAGAGCCGCGCGGAAAAATCAACATAAGGAGGCAGACAAAATGACAGAGCGCCCCAGACACCCCGACGAATACATCCCGCCGCTGCGCAGTAAGCGCATATACGGCACAAAACTGGTCATCATCGCCGACGTCAACGACCCGCAGCTCCGGCGGCTGCTGGACATGCTGGCGGCAGACGCGGAGTCGCCGCCGCTGTTAAAATCTTGATTCAAGCGTAGCACCAAACGACAAAATTGTCAACCAATTGGAAGGAATTAAACATGGACTTAACAACGGCAGAGAGGGAGGAGTTTTACCGCGCAATGATCGCGGCGCTGACCGAAAACGCCAACCTGCGACAATTAAAGACAATATTCGCGTTTATCTCCGCATTTTCGACATAAGTCAAGGCCGGGGCGTTCGCCTCGGCCTTGGCATTTTAGACAAATTTCGCCGCGAAATTTTGGCAGACAGAAAACGGGAGAAATGCGCTTTCCCTGCCTTATCAATTCTGCCGCAGGTCGAGCTGGGCGCGGAGCGCGTCCTGAAGAACCTGCGAAAAATTGATATTGCGCTCCTGCGCAGCAGCATTAAGCCACGCGGGAAGCGTAACCGTGCGGTTGACGGAGCGGTTGACCTGCGCACGCCGCACGGACGGCATGAACACATCAACAAGCACCGCGCGCTCATTGGGCGCAAGCACCACGTCAGTAAGCCGGGACGGCTGCGGGATAGGCGCGCCGTCCTCCTCCAAGCCGTAGAGGACGCAGCCGAGCAGCTCCCGCGCAGAGAGCAGCGCGTCCTCATCGTTTGTGCCGCTTGTGGCTGCGTCGAGGTCGGGGAACACAACGGAGATCTCCTGCCCGTCCTCGTAGCCAAAGACGGCGGGGTAAAAATAACGGTCGGGGTTCTTTGCCATACAAACAGCTCCTTTCAAAAAATGCCGGAGGGGAGGGGCTTATCTGAACGTAAGCCCCGATTGCCTCTCTATGCTGTCAAGCGTCTTGCGGGGGATATCCCGGCAGGGGTGCTTGACTGTGACCCGCCCGGATTTTGCCGGGTGCTTGAACTGATAATGACTACCGACTACGTTAACCATATACCAGCCGTCAGCCTTGAGAGCGGCAATCACTTCGCGCGATGAGTAACTTTTCATGCTCTCCCCTCCTGACACATATATAATAACACATATAACTGTATTTGTCAATAAGAAAAAGCAAATATTTTTATATTTGTTGCGTGCGGGGCGTGGATTGCCGCGTCGGGCGTGCCGCCCTCCTCGCAATGACGGAGCGGGACGAACGCACAGAGCGGGAGAACAAACACACGGCAAACGCACAATGCACGGGCTTGCCCCGTGCATTGTGCTATTTTGACAAAAAATGCCGCGAAAATTTGGAAGCCGCAAGCGCGGCGGGCGTGATATAATGGCGGTATCACGATTTGGGAGGAAAAACCATGAAAAAAATAATAAGCATTGTACTTCTGGCGGCGCTGTGCCTGTGCCTTGCCGCTTGCGGCAGCGCACCTGCGGCGGAGCCTACGCCTACGGCAACACCGGAGCCGACCGCCACACCGGCACCGACACCGGAACCGACCGCCACACCGGAGCCGGAGAAAGACCAAGCGGATTTGCTGAAAACTTTCGCGGCGACAATCGAGCAGTCCTACGCGAAAACAAACATGCGGGCAACGGTTAACGTGGAGGGAAATACCATTGAGATGCTGCTGACGCTGGACGGCTTAAACGCAGCCGTCGCCGAAATAAAAGCGAACGGCGATTACAGCACATGGGACACGATGAAAGAGTCGTTAAGCGGTACAGCCGACAGCATAAGAAAAACCGGCGAAGCGATAGGGCTGACGGACTTTGTGCTCAAGGTGACGCTGTATGACGATAAAACCGCCTTGCCGCTTGTATCGTGGACGGACGGTGAGCAGACATATGATTTAGTGGGAGACTAAAACAACATACACAACAAAAAGCCGAGAGGGTTTAACCTCTCGGCTTTTTGTTTTTCGGCGCGGGCTTTGGTCAAGCATGGTCAATGTCCGGCGGGGCTTCGGCGGGGCGGCTCTCACTGCTCTCGCCCTCGGCGGGGGCGCTGCCGGCACCGGGCGGGGCTATGCCGTACACGTCCCGACAAAAGGCGTCTATTGCGTCCCACGATTCGAGCGGGAGCTTTGCCAGAGCGGCAATAAAGCGCTTGCGGACGCTGCCGTCCGGGTCGCGGCTCAGCTCGCCGAAAAAGGCGGCAAGCTCTTCCTCTCGGCTGCGCGGGGCGAACATCTCGCCCACGCCGAGCTTTAGCCACTCCGGGGACACGCCAAACTCGCGGCATATAGATATGATAACGGCGTCGCTCGGCACACGGAGGCCGGTCTCCCAGCCGGCAACGGTCGTCTGTCTTACGCCAAGACGCGCGCCGAAAACGGTTTGATTAAGACCGAGAGCGAGCCTTAGAGATTTTATGCGCTCATGCATGCTATCCCTCCTTTCGCAAACAGTATAGCACACATTTTAACGCATTGCAATATTTTTTGCAAAAAAGTATTGACATATTTAACGCGCCGTGCTATTATCATATTGCAATGAGTTATGGCAAAAGCACATTGCAATAAAATCAACACAAAGGAGGCGGAGCGAGATGGACACGGGGCAGCTTTTGCAGGTGATAGCAATCGCAATCGGTAGCTTGGCGCTCGGAATGCGGATAGGCCGCCTGTTAACCCTTTGGGAAGAAAAGACCAAGAACCGCGACTATGAGAGCGACGAAGGCCGTTATTGAGTTGAAAATATCAAAACGGTGGTCGGCAAGGTACTGCCGCCGCTCGGCCTTGCGCTTGGCCTCGGTCATGCGGCGGCTCTGCTCGATAATCTCAGGGTCAATTTTTGGAATGTGGAAATCAGACACAGCAAATCACCTCCTTTCGGGGGGGGGGATTGAATAATCAACACAAACCTCAAAAGCCAGCAAAAAGGAGGTGAAACGAGAGGTGAACGCGCGAGAAGTCAGGCGCGCAGCTTTGGGAGAAGCTGTTGAAAAACCAGATAGTTTCGCTCAAGCATTGGAAATTGGACGCCGATATATTCGGACGCACGGCGGTCTTTGCGACGGATCACGTCCAGAGCAACCTCTACGCTGGCCGCGCAATACTGCCGCTCAAATGGCGTTAGCGGACGAGATAGCGCAAGCTTGTCAAAGATGCCGTCCACTATATGCGCGTTTCCGCCCTGCTCAGAAAGCATCAAGGAGAGCGAGACGGCAAGCGAAGTGGCCTCAGCCTCAGAAAAAGCACCATATTTAGCCATGAAATCATCTCCTTTCGCCGCCAGTATAGCACGGCGGGAGCGGGAGGGCAAGGAGGAGCAGAGAGTTTTAGGCTCTCACAATCAAAAAAATCAACACAAAGGAGGGAAACGAGGGATGTCGAGGTCATGGTGGGACGCAAGCGAGATGAAAATCAATCGGTGGGTAGACCGCCCGAAAGGAACTGTATGCAAAGAAATAGACGTTGCGCCCATAGTCCGCGGGCTGCTGCAACAGTGCGCAGACTATGGGCTGACGGTTGAAGAGACCGAAGGCTTGCTTGAGATGACTGCAACGATTGTCCGCTTGCGCAAACAAAACACGCCGCTCAGTCAAGTGCTAAATGCCGCAGATACTCGTCTGTCCGACCGGACAGATATGCCCGCGCCTTGAGGTACGCCTCCAGAGCGTTGTCAAGCTCGCCGATATTAGGCGGGACAAGCTGCGCGGCTCTGCGCAGCTCTATGCGGGCAAATTCGACCGCGAGCTCGTGACAAACGGTCTCACGGTCAAACAAAATCAACACAAACCTCAAAAAAATGAAACGAAGGGAAGTGAGCTGGACGAAAAATTGGTTTTGGGACTACGGGCTGCAATTTATATCGTCGGTCATAGGCTGCACCATCGGAATGCTGATAGCCAGCGCGATCATCAATTGAGACCGAGACTGCGAGGAGGAGACGATGAGACCAGACTTTTGGCGACAATTTTTCGAGGGCGTGCTGCTGGCACTTGCCCTGCAGGGCGTCATAGTCCTGATAGTGCATTTTGCAGGATTATGACGAGCAGCTCCGTGCCGATGGTGGCGGCGGCACCGATAAGCCGGTTAAGCCATGCGGCGCGGCGCTTCTCGGCCTTGGCGGTAAAGTAGAGCCGACCGGCGTCGGTAAGCCGGGCATACAGGAGATTATCCCCTGCGGGGTGCAGAGTGACAAGACCGCGGGCTTTAAGCTCACGGGCGGCGTCCTCGGTCAGATGCTCGGACGGCACGGTCTCGACGATGCCACCGGCAGAGCGGTCGAGCAGACCACGGAGATCTTTTTCAAAGCGTTTCACATTTTCACCTCCTCTTGCCGTGATTATAGCACGGCAAGAGCGGGAGGGCAAGCAAAGGAGGAGCAAGCAATGACGATACTGGACAAGCTGCGTCCCACCCCGGACAGGGTGGAGCAGATGCGTGAGCTGCTGGACGAGCTGAGCGACCGGCAGCGCGAGGAAATCGCGGCGATAATGACCGGCATGCTGATACAGGCAGAGCTTACAGAGCGCCGGGCAGGGTGACGCGATGGCGGCGCCGATGATAATCCCCCGAGCGGGCGGCCACGTCCCGCCCGCCACGGAGCAGGAAAAGACCAGGGCCGCGGAGCTTATACTCCGCGCCTACATATCGCAGCACCCGGAGGCGCTGCGGGAAAAGGAGGAAAAAACATGATAAAAATCGAGCACGGCAACCTCAGCATCAACGGCTCCGGCGAAGAGACGACGGCCGACCTGCTGTCGGTGCTTACCGGCTACCGCGAGATGCTTATTGAGCAGGGCGGACTGACTCCGGAGCGGGCAGGCGACTTTATGGAGACGATCTGCGACATAAGCGGCAAGCCGTACGCGCGGCAGGCAATCAACTGCATAGCGAGCCTTGGCAACCGCACCCCACCCGCCGCCGAGACTGACGAGAAGAAGCAGCCCGAACGCAACGACAGATGGGTGGCGCTTGTGCTGGCAACCTTGGCGATGATATTTGGAATGGGCCCAAGGGGCGACGAGCCGCAGGCATAAAAAAACCCCGGCGCCGCAGCGCCGGGGCGTGCCCCGGGGAGAAGAAAACGGGGCATAGGAAAAACTACGTCTATATTATAGCAAAAAGGGAGAGATTTTGCAAGATGGATATACCAACAAACAGCGAGGTCATCGCGTGGGCGGTGCTTGCGATGAGCACGGGCTATGCGGCGATACGCTTTTTTATCCGCGAGTGCATCACGGCGGATCGCCGGGAAGAGGAGCGCCGCAATGCCGACTTATAAAACCAGAGTGCACCGCGACGGACGTCGGCGCGACGAGACTCAGCCGTACATGCACACGGCGCGGCACTCGATGTCGCCGACCGCCAAGCTGGCCGTTGCGATAGTGCAGCAGGCCGTCGAGGACTGGGACGGGCTTATAAAGCGCAAGGCGTGGCGGCTCGGCGGGCAGCAGCCCGTCAGCGCACAGTCCACCGCCGCGGGCGCGAACTCTACTTTTACGGAGATACGGCTATTCTTCCGCCGCGGCTTCATTGAGCTGCTCCTGCCGGACGGCTCGGCGCTGACGCCGGAGGGGATGTTGGAGATCTTGGAGCGCCGCCTGCGGACGGCGATGGAGGCGGACACCGAATGGATGCAGCAGCAAAAAGAGATGCAGGCCGATGCGGCGAGTGCCCATACCTCAGAGTAGAGACAGGGCCGGGCGGGACGACCTGCGCCCGGTGCTTTGACCCGGACAACAGGGAGATAGAGCGGTGGTACGGCCGCACGATAGATTATAGCGCCAGCGGGCGCGCAGATTTCAGGCGCAGCACGCGCCGCCCGGCGTGGTGCAAAAGGAGAGATTGCAAATGAATAATAATTTTGAGTCTGAAGCCCTCAAAAAGATTGATGAGGGAAAGACGGCGAAGCTGGGACGCACAGCCGACTGCATGAAGGAGTCGAAGGAGAACGCATATGAACGAGAAAATAGTTACCAGTCAGGCAGAGCTTGACGCGATACCCGTAGATTACAACGGCAGAATCATCATAAAGTTCGGCACGCTTGTCCGGCGTGCAGTCGTGAGCAAAAAGTATCTGCGCTCCGTCGAGGCGAGGGACAACAGCTCCGTCGTGGCGAGGGGCAACAGCCAAGTTGTAGACGCGCATAGACGAGGCAACATAAAGGCCTTCGGCAACGCCCGCGTTGTGTATAACCCAGACAATATCACCGATTGGGCGTTGGCAAACGACATCACCATAACCGACGGCAAAATCAGACTGTATAAGGCCGTACATAAACGCGATGGCAAATACGTTGCCGATTGGGATGACGATTTTATATACACCATCGGCGCGGTCGCCGAGGCAAATGGGTTCACCACTGTCCCCGCGGAAGATTGCGGGTAGGGAATACACATGGCGACGCTGGGGTGGTCTGCCGGGTATGGGCGAGGCTGGGACGATATAGCACTGCTGGAGCTTGAGGCCGACGCAGACGAGATAGTCGTGCCGCTGCATGGAACCGGCAAAGTCCGCGCCCCGAAAGCGCTGGTTATCCGCGAGGTGCCACTGGAAGAGGCGGGCATTATGGGCAAAATTCTGGCGAAGAGGAGGAAGAAATGAAGGTACTCATAGCCTGCGAGGAGTCGCAGCGCGTGTGCATCGCGTTCCGCGAGCGAGGCCACGAGGCGTACAGCTGCGATATACAGGACTGCTCCGGAGGGCATCCCGAATGGCATATCAAGGGTGATGCGCTCGAAGCCATACAGGGCGGAACTATCACCACCTGTGACGGAGTGCCCCATGATATCGGCAAATGGGACTTGCTCATTGCACACCCCCCATGCACTTATCTCAGCAACGTAGCCACGCGGCATTTCTCGCTCAGATGCACTCCGGCTGAGAAGGTAACCGCACGGTGGGAGGAGCGGGCAAAGGGCGCTGTATTTTTCATGCGATTTTTAACAGCCAACGCCGAACGAATAGCGATAGAAAATCCTGTCGGATTTATGAACGGGGCATATCGCAAGCCTGACCAGATAATACACCCGTATATGTTTGCCGCGTCGACTGAAGACACCGAGAATTATGTGACAAAGGCTACGTGCCTATGGCTGTTTAACCTGCCTAAGCTGCAAGAGAACGGACTGCCGAAGCCGAACAATGCGGAATTGTACGGGCGTATGCCATCGGGCAAGGCTCGCACGTGGGAAGATACATATAGCCGAAGTGCCAAAGTACGAAGCAAAACATTCCCCGGCATAGCTGAGGCGATGGCGGCACAGTGGGGTGGAGGTGAGAGAGGGAATGGATAAAGAACATACAGCGATGGAGCGGCTGCGCCTCGCGTCGGACATGTCGCTGCGCCTGTATAAGCAGCCGCTTATGCTTACAGACTCCGGAGGCAAAGACTCTGCGGTGATATGCCGCCTCGCCGAAAACGCCGGAATCCCGTTTGAGATCATACATAACCACACCACAGCGGACGCGCCCGAAACCGTGTACCACGTCCACAAGAGAGCGAAAGAGTACGAGGGCAAGAGCATCAAGTACACTATCGCGCACCCCACATACAAAGGCGAGCGTACCTCCATGTGGGCACTGATACCTCAAAAGTTAATGCCGCCGACGCGGATTGCGCGGTATTGCTGCCAAGCCCTCAAGGAGCAGAACGGGAAGGAAAGATTTATCGTCACCGGCGTCAGGTGGGCGGAAAGCCCTGCCCGCAAAGCGAACCGCGACAGCTTGGAAATCCAGCGGAGCAACAGGGACGAAACGTTGCTCCTCAACTGCGATAACGATGACGCGCGGCGACTCTTTGAATCATGCGAGCTGAAGGGCAAACGCATTTGCAATCCGATTGTAGATTGGACGGAGGATGATGTGTGGGCATACCTCGGCGAGCAGAAGGTAGAGGTTAACCCACTGTACTGCGAGGGCTGGAAGCGCGTCGGCTGCGTTGGCTGCCCGATGGCGGGAAACGCACGTTATGCCGAGTTTGCGAGATACCCAAAATTTCAGCAGCTGTACATAGCCGCATTTGAGCGTATGCTCGCAGAGCGCAAGCGGCGAGGCAAACTTGTGGGCAGCTGGAGCATGGGCGCAACAGGCCGCGATGTATTCCATTGGTGGATGGAGGACGGCGTTCTCCCCGGCCAGTATACGCTTGATGATATGGAGACGAGCGATGAATAAAGACTTGATGTTCTCGTCCGCGACGTGCGAGTGGGCAACGCCGCCGGAGCTGTTTAAAGCGCTGGATGCGGAGTTTGGTTTTACTTGCGACGTATGCGCCACAGCTGATAACGCAAAGTGCAAGGAGTTTTACTCGCCGGAACAAGATGGGCTTGCTCAGGAGTGGACGGGCGTATGCTGGTGCAACCCGCCATATGGCCGCGAGATTGGCAAATGGGTACGCAAGGCAGCGGAAAGCCGCTGCACCGTCGTAATGCTTCTCCCTGCCCGCACGGATACAAAATGGTTTCACGATTACATATACGGCAAGGCGGAGATCCGCTTCATAAAGGGGCGGCTAAAGTTTGGAGATGCAAAAAACTCGGCTCCGTTCCCGTCAATAATAGTAATTTTTAAACGCGAAAGCGAGACGGGCTAACTGAATACATAGACAAGGAGAAACTGCAATGAGATTTAAGGCGGCAAAAACGACAAACGAATTCATAATAATACCAACATTCGGCTGGATAAATGAGCGCTATTATTACGGCTATCCGGTTATCTCCATCGCCTTTGCGTGGCTGCGCTGGCGGTGCAAAATCGAATTTGGAGTCAGGAAAGCGAGGTAACGCAATGGCTGAATACATAGAACGTGAGCATCTTCTTCGCAAATTCAATATTGATGACATGATGAACGTGAATGGAGCACTGATATCCTTAAATGACGCAAGGAATGTTATTGAAAAACAGCCCGCCGCAGACGTTGCGCCGGTGGTGCATGGACAGTGGAGGAGGCGACGCAGCTGCTGGTACTGCACGCGTTGCGGCAAAGGGTACAAAATTGCTTGCGGTACAGTCGCTGCCAGCACATATACCTACTGCCCCAACTGTGGCGCGAGAATGGACGGTGACGCGGAATGATATGCTTAATAGTTTTCGCCACACTTGCTTGTGCAACGGGGGCGACATTGCCAGCAACGGCTGCGGACCTGATGGCGGAGTGGGCGTATGAGCAATGGGCGGAGGCCGTCAAGGATGGCGCACCAAAACGCGCCCGTAGGTACGCGAGGATATTTGCTCAGCTGCGCGACGTGCCGATGCCCTTTGCCTGGATGGGGAGCTGCATCGCATGAAACTATCTAAAATAGCTAAGCTTTGCGTACGGGCAAAGCGCGTATACCTCTACGACGACGAGGCACGGGGTGTACAGTGGATCGGCGACGGCTACGCGCTGTATCCGCTGTATATGATGCCGGAGCTTACCACGGAGACGGTGCTGCGAGTGCTCGACGTAAAAGACAAAGACTTTGACAAAATCGCGGTGAGCAAGGTTGACCTGCCGAGCCACATCGACTGCTCGGACGGCACCGATGACCTTCTGCTGCCGGAGGCAGGGATAAGCATAGGCTACGCATCGGAGGTGCTTGAGCCGATGAGGCTTTCGAGCGGGCTGCACTTTCTCAATCCGTTTTACCTCGCGCCGGTGCAGGACAAGCCGGACTTGATGCTCTATGAGCGCGAGACGGCCGCGGGCAAGCCGTATATCGTGGCAAAAGCCGGGCTTATGGTACAGGCACTGATACAGCCGCGGCTCATCACAGATGAGGAGCTTTTAAACCGCCTCCAGACTCTGACGGCGGAGCTTGAGCAGACAATAAAAACGCACGGAGATCGCGCCGCGGCCGCGGACTGTGAGGACCGCGTCAACCGCGGATGGTGCAATCTTGAGCGGGACGGCTTGCCAACCTGTGAGCAGCAACGCCTACCGTGGGCAACCGACGACAATGGGGAGGTAATCTAAAATGAGGGTAACGATGAGTATATCACTGCTCAATATATGCTTGCTTGCTGCGGTGTGTTTGGCCGCGGGGGCTTTTACCGCATTCGTTCTGCGCGGCGACTATTGGCGCCGCCAGAGCGCGAGCCTTGAGCGAGATTACACGATGCTCCGCGGCCGACTGCGCGAGAGCATGGAGGAGGAGCTGCAGCAGGCTAAAGTTGCGGCCGAGAGCTGGAGACTGCGCAACGACGAGCTGCGCAAGCAGAACAACGCGCTGGAGATAAGCTTGGACGCGGCGTCTCAGCAACTGGACAAAACCCGCGACACGCTCAAAAAAACCGACAGCATGAGACTGTCTGCGAGTTCGGCGGCCAAGGCGATGCACGAGCGGCTTGACCTGCTGTACATCCTCATTCCCGCGGTGCTGCGTATGCCGCGCAACGAAGCAGACGCCCTGCTGACCGAGCTGCCGGCAGATATAGGAGCGATGCAAAACACGGAGCTATTTGAGGTTTGCGACAAATACATCAACGGCGGGGGCTGATACCCCCGCCACGAAGGCGGAGGCCGGACGTTTTGAAGCTGCTGCCCGCGAGAGCGGGCGGCAGCTTGAGAGCATCACGGACGAGGGAGGCTTAAAAATGGCGAGAGTTAAAAAACGCATTTTTGCCGGCGCGGTATGCCAACAGATCGTTTATAACGTATCGAACCGCGCGGCAGAGCCGACAAAGGCCAAGCCCAAAAAGGCGCGCTTTGAGTCGGCGGAGGAGCGGGCGGAGTTTAACCGCCAGATCTCCCGCCGCCGCTTCGCGCGCGACGTCAACGCAAACGTTACCCCCCGCGGCTACTATGTGACCCTTACATTTGATATAGAGCACGAGCTGCATAGCTTTGATGATGCGCGGCGCGTGCGCGACAACTACATCCGCCGCCTGCTGCGCGCCTGCCCGGAGGGGCGGGGCTTTATCGTGATGGGGCGCGGCAAAAGCACAAACCGCATACATATGCACATGATATGCGAGGGCATCTCGCCGGAGATCATCCGCGCAAAGTGGGGGCTCGGCGAGGTCGTCGCGGTCACGCCGCTGCGTGAACATAATTTTTACAACGGCATCGACTGCGGGCAGGACTACACGGCGCTCGCCTACTACTGCTTTGACCACTGGACGCAGGAGCAGGGCGGACACCGCTACAAGCGCTTTGGCGAGCTGCGGCACGCCGAGGAGGAGGAGCCGACCGAGGCGCGCATCGACTACCGCCCGGAGCGACCGCCGATAGCGCCCAAGGGCTACCGCTTCGTGCGCGTTGAGTACAACCGCTACGGTTATATGTGCTTCCACTATGTCCGCGACCGGCGCGGCCGCGGACGGACGAAAAAGGAGTGAGCCAAGCCCCAAAAACGGTGGGGCTTGGGAAGGTACTTGTAAATGTGTAAAATTTTACGACCACAACAAGGAGGGCGGCGGCAATGAGCCAGGTGATGAGACTCTGCGCAAGATGCGAGCGCAAAATAACGGAGCATTACTACACGGTGGAGGTCATTGGCAGCGCCACGGAGCGCGGCACCTGCGCCATGTGCGGAAGGACGGGATATTTTGCGCGCTTTGAGTTTTCCCCGCGCCGAGCCGTTTACAAGCGGCGTACCGGTGGCGGGGAGCGTCAGCGCGCGGGAGGAGGATCGCGATGAGCAGACGCTACAGCAAGCAGGCACGCAACCGTGTGCGGGACTTTGTGGAGCTGCAGATCACGGACTATCACAGCAACCGCCGCGCCCTCGCCGATTATCGCGCGCAGAGCATCCCAAGCGCCGTTCCCAAGTACGGCGGGACAGGCGGCGGGCATGGAGGCGACTCCCGCCCGACCGAGCTTATCGGAGTGCGCATGGCGTCCTACCAGTACATCGAGCATCTGACGCGCTCGGTCGCGGCTGTGGGGGCTGTGCTCTCCCGGCTCTCGCCGGAGGATCGGCGGCTCGTGCGTCTGCGATACTGGCGCCGTGGCTACACCGTGGAGCGTGCTGCGCAAGAGCTGTATCTCAGCAAGAGCGCGGCCTACCGCAAACTGAACGCAATCACCACCGCCGTCGCGCGGGAGCTGGGATATATCAGCTTTTGACAGGTTGGGATAATTGCACCTCCAAACCGTGGTATAGTGGCAGCATCAAGAGCTATACCAGGGGCGGCGCAGCGGATATGCAGGCGCTGCCCTTACGTTTTCAGGGGGGGCTGCGCTATGCGCAAAGCAGACAACACCCGTCGGCTATGCGTTCGCTGCCGCGCCGACTACCGGGACGCGGGGTATGAGCCGAGGAAGATCTGGACAAAGTACCGCGAGCCGTGCGATATATGCGCCCGTCCAGCCTGGCTGTACGAGATAGCGGCCGATGGCGACGATAAGCGATAGCCGCCTCGCTCAGCTCCGCGAGCTTATCGAGCAAGGACGCGAGCAGGCGTTTTACTGGTGGCCGGAGTGGCGCACGGTGCGGGCGGAGGTGCTGCGGCTCGATCACGGCGAGTGCCGCGAGTGCCGCGAAAAACGACACCGACACAGTCACGCGGTGATAGTGCATCACATCAAGCACCTGCGCGACCGGCCAGACCTCGCCCTCAGCATATGGGATCCGGATACGGGCGAGCGGCAGCTTGAGGCGATATGCAAGACGTGCCACGAAGCGGAGCATCCTGAGAGCCTACGGCAATATGCGCCGACAGCTACGCAGATATCGGCAGAGCGCTGGGACTGACCGGGTGATACCCCCGGTCGAAAAAAACAAATCCGCCCCGCCTCGCTCAACAGA